CTACTACTAAGTTTTCAGCTTTAACTAAACGACTGGTAGCTCTACCTAATAGGTTATCGTAATAAATCTTTTTAAATGCACTACCCGCTAAAGGTAGATAGAATAATAAACTGTCCATCTCAGGGTCATACTCTTTCATGACCTCAGTGATTTGATAGTTCATGAATTCTTTAACACGCTGGTTTTGGTCAGTAACTTCTGGAGTTTCGGCTCCCATGATTCTAGTTTTTACTGGACCACCAGGAGGTAGTAACTCTTTATATGATTGTGCTTGGAACTGGGTTACGGCTTCAGCCAATAATGGATGATGTACGCCTGTAGCTCCTGGGAATGGATCTTCCCTTTCCTCTGTTTTAATACCTAGTAAGTCTAGACCATTAGTAAAGGTATCAAGCCAGTCCTGTCGGGATTCTTTATCTGAATCGTACGCTTCTAAAAGTTCACTAGCTAGTGTGGATAAATCTGAGGAGTCTAGTGTTTCCGCAAGATTGGCTTGATGATCTGTGATGGTTACTTCTTCTTGTTCAAACATAGGTATGACGTTGCCGTCTGCACCTATTTCAAAAGCTGAAGTCATATCGCCCTGTATATTCATTTCTTCAGGAAGCTGTACTTCCATGCCCATAGATTCTTCGGGGGCTTGACCTTGTAGCATGTCCATGATTTCTATGTCTATGCCACTATCTTGTGACATGTTTAAAGGTGGTTTTTCTATTGCCATAATTAATAATAACTTACTTTACGCTTGTAGTATAGTTCTTCATCCTCCCAATCACTTGGTAATTTAACAAACCCGCCTTGCCTAAACCTTAACATAGCTTGAGTAGTAGAGTCGACTAAATCGTCGTTGTCCCCAGCGGGGAATACCGCACACTCTTCTATAACCTCGTTAGCCCATTTAGTATCTGGTGCCCATACCATACCCGATTCAAATAGTGGGGTACTAGCATTAACTCTGGCTATCTTATCATTTCCTTTAGAAGGAGTAAAGTTTTGTACGGGTATACCTATGTTTCTTAATTCCTGGGTAAGCGGAATACCACTAGCTTTACCTTCTATAATAACTACGTCAGGGCTCCACTCATGATACTGTTCTAAAGCTACGCCTTTTAATTCAGGGAATGAGTACTTACCTTTAATACAGTCAAGTAGAATAATGTGGGCTGATCTGCCGTCGTAGAAATCAGTACCTATAGTTCCCTCTGGGTAAAATACTCCCCATGTTGTTATGGCTGAGTAATCTGCCGAGGAACTTTTTAAGAAGGCTGTGTCGTAACTTTGAATTAGATAATCGCATGTAGGTGGTTTTTCTTTTTCCCATTGCTTCCACCATTCACGTTTAATAAGTGCACCCTCTTCACTGGTTGGATTCTGCATGTACTGGGCGTGCCATTTAGGACCGCCACGTAAACTGGCTTTTACGCCTTCTAGTTCTTCTAGCTTCCAGTATTCTGGCCACAAGGGTTTACCGCTTGGTAAAATGGCTGGTAGTTCTATGACTTCCCATTGGTCAGCTTTAGGGTCACGTGCTGCGTCCCTTAATAATTTACCCGTAAGGTCGTTGATATTCCAACGCGTCATAACTATAACTATGGCACCCCCTGGCTGTAATCTCTGTCTTGGACCTGAGGTATACCAATCGTAAGTATCTTCCATGGACTTTGGGTTCATAGCGTCTTGTTCACTATGTGGGTCATCAATTATAAATAAGTCCGCTCCCCTACCGGCTAACGCTCCGCCAACACCAGCAGCATAATACTCGCCTTTTAGTTTAGGGTTACTCTTCATTTGAGTTTCCCACTTACCTGCTGCTTTTGAGTCTGGGTTAATAAGTACGTCGGGGAATATCTTTTCATAGTCCTCGGTTAACATTAAATCCCTAATCTTACGACCAAACTTAACTGCTAAATCTGCCGTGTGGGTTGCTTGTAATATCTTTAAAGCTGGGTTACGACCCACTAAATATGCGGGAAAGTAATGCGAGGCGAACTCACTTTTAGTATGACGCGGAGGCATATTGATTATAAGCCTTTTTATTTTGCCTGTTGCTATACGGTCAAAGGCGTCTGCCATCTTTTTGTGGTGAGCCCCGCCGATAAACGATGGCCATTGGTCTTTAACAAAATGCATGAATCCACTTTGACAGCGTTCTACTTTTTCTATTTGATCTAACCTTTCAGCTAGTTCTAGGTGTTCTTTTAATACTGACTCGGGTAAGTCGTTTAAATTAGAGGTCATATTTTAACGGCATACTTGCTATTCCGCCAAAGTTCATGCCCTTTGGGTTTATAACCTTATCTATAGCAGCTGCGAAATCTTTGTAATTTTGTTTGTTCGTATTATTTACATTACCGTAAGCGGTAGTTGCGTTTGGGTTATTGAATATATCGTCTTTAAAAATGTTTTGTAGCTTTTTAGTATCTGTAGTTATTTTTGTTTGAAGTACCTTGGCTGCTGCTTTTTGTTCCCCTGGGTTTAAACCTTTAAAGATATTGAATATGTTTTTCAGCTCTGGGAAAACGGCTTTATCTAAAGCTTTAGGAAACAATTTTGTTAGACCTTCTACTGGTCCCTTAAATTTTCCACCACCGCCCATCATCATGGCTGCGTCTGATAGAACACCAGGGTCAAAGGAAGAAACAAGTTCGTCTCTTGCTAGTGACTTATCTAACCTAGCCATGGCTTCGGTATCTTTTTGTTCGTTGTACGTGTCTAAAAAACCTTTATCCATTTTCTATCTCCTTGAGCTTCATTTTATACTCTTTACGTGCAGTTTGTAAAGTTTCTTTATTCTGCATAATGATACTAGGGACACTGGTCGAGTAATGTTCGTCCTCGGGGTGTGACCAAAACCACATGGCGTCTGGTTTATTGTTACTTAAATCTTCGACCATGGATATTAGATCATCGCGAATGGTCGAGGGGTGACACTTGAATAAAACCGCGTCATAGTTTTCTAAGGTCTCATAATAGATGCCTAATAGTGAGGGGTGGTACTCAAAAACAAGTAACCGACCTTGGTCAAATGACTCTAAGGAATGAGGGCATACGGGCTTTATGTGTTCAAAGTAGTCTCTCATAGGGTCTGAAAATTTGCAAAAAATTTTGGTTAGGAGACCCTAATTCTAGCTTACTTTTCCAATATGTGAAAGTCATGGCTTATGGCTCTTTAAATCTAAGCTACGGCTAAACTCACACCAGCTCCTGTATAAGGGGGGTGGGGGGTGTTTTTATGTGCCCGCGGGAGCCGAGCTGAAACCGATATAGATTTAGATATAGATATAGATATAGATATAGATATAGATATTGAAACCGATATAGATTTAGATATAGATATAGATTTAGATTTAGATATAGATTTAGATATAGATATAGATTTAGATATAGATTTAGATATAGATTTAGATCCGGGGGGGGTGGTGGTGGAGTCGTCGTGGTGTAGTCTCCGTGGGTCGGCTCCTGCCGGTGTGTGCCCCGCAGGGAGCTTTTTGAAGCCGACGACTATTATACTATATAAGTAAAGTAAAGTAAAGCTTTTATTTATATTGCGTGGGTCGCCCGTTAGGGCGGGGTATAAGACAAAATATGTATAGTTTATATATATATAATTAGTATACTTAATACTTTACTTTACTTACTAGACACGCTATACTAGTTATATAAGGTTTACTAGTACCGCCTTATAAACTAACTAAATTAGGTACTTAAAAAGGGGTTATTATTATTAATACTAATACTAAAACTAAACCGGCTACTAGCGTAAAACCTAGCGTAGCTAAAACTAATACGCCTTTAGCTACTATAAGGGCTAATAACTTAGTACTTACGTACGTAGTTAAAAACGGGGCTACTCACAATATTAATAGGGCTAGTAAGGTTAATACCTTTACTTACGCTAACGCGTTAGCCTTATATAAAACCCTAGGTTACGGGGGCGGGGACTTAGCTTACGACATTAAGGGCGGTAGGCTTATTAACCTTAGTTAAGGTTAGTTAGGCGGGGGGCGTAAGCCCCCTTTTTTTACGCCTATAATAAGATTATGATTATGATTACGAACAAGATCATGATCATGATGGTGCATTTTGTTGGTGTCTTTGTCTTTGTGTCTTTGTCTTTGTGTCTTTGTCTTTGCGAGCGATAGCGAGCAGAATTCCATGGACGATGGTTTATCGGGGGGGGGTGGTGCTGCTGCTCCTCCTAATGCTCTGTGTGCCCCGCAGGGAACATTATGTATGGTTTTTATATATATCTTTTATATACTTCTTTTTAAATAATACTTTACTTTACTTTACTTCTACGCTATAATTATTATACTGTTTAGGTAATAAGGCGTCTAATCAGTGTTTAACTAATAGCCTTACGGAAAATTGTATAATGAAAAATACTAAAACTAAATCCGCTATTGCGGTAACTCCTAAAGTATCTCCTCAGGTACTTCAATATATGCCTGGTATAGCTAGGGCAGAACACAATATCAAGCGTGCTAAGGCGGTTCGCGGTATGTCTGTTGAATCTGCGTTAGCTCACTATGCTACTATATATCCTAAAGGTGCTCAAACTCACCTTAACTACGATATTTCAAAAGGTAGTTTAGTCCTCAAGTAAGGGCTAGGGTTGGGGGGCTACGGCTCCCCTTTTTTGTACCTATAATAAGAGATCATGATCATGATCCATGGTGCATATATAGTGTGTCTTTGTCTTTGGATCGTGATCATGATCCGGAACATCTAGATCGTGATCTGTGGACGATGGATCGTATTGCCATATTGGCTGTGTCTTTGGTTTTTGTGTCTTCAACCATGGTTCATGGTCAATTGTTAATAGCCGTAGGTTTTTGGTTCGTGTGTCTTAGCCTATGGTTTCTTAGTTGTCACTATATAGGTTATAGTGGAGAGGTCTATTACTTCGTTAGTTTCTGTTATATGCTTTATCTCTGGTAGTACCATTAACCACCCATTCACTACCCTATTACCTTCACCATACTAATAGGCTCATAATAGGGTAGCCAATAACCTAGTAAGAAGGACTAACTACAGCTTCCTAGAAGGTTAGCTATTAGCATATTAGCTAATAGTCTTGAAATGTGAAAAAACTTTTATGGTTTTTCCACAGTAGTATATAAGTAACAGCTTAAGCCATTCTCAATTTACTTAAATCTATATCACCTTTAAGGTTAGGTGCGCAATTGTAACACACAGCCTCGCCTTCATCACAGCCACTCTCGTGGTAGTAGGTTGCTCCTCTTGCGTAATAGCTTTTAACCCAGTACTCACCACAAGGTAAACTAGGACAAGATTTTTCTTGGTCTAATAAATACTCTTTAAAAATTACAGTATCACATTCATCACAGTTAGTATTTTTCATAATTTATTCCTTTTATATTAGTTATTAACTAAGGTAATTATACTAATGATCAATAACATGGTATAGCATAGTCAAATTAATCAAATAGTTTACTATATAAGTTCTCTAAAGCGTAGCCTAAACTGCCAGTATAATCAGGACCATCTCCCTCAAACCATTCACCACCACCATGATACTTTTTAAGTACTTCACCATTTACTATTTTGACATTGAAGCATTCACCATAAGTAGTTGAGTTTTCCATAATGTCGAGTAGCTTTTTATTAGGACCACCTTGGTCTTCTACAATATCTATTAAATCAAATTTATTCATATTTATTTATTCCACTAAGTATTTATTAACTAAGGTAATTTTAACGCTGATCAAATACATAGTATAGCATAGCTTAATCCCAACTCTCAGTGAGACAACGATGAAATAACTCTACACCATACTCGTACAACTCTTGGTCGGTGAATATTTTATTACGTATAATATTCACACCCGCATTATCATAAGCCCCACTGGTCTCGTGAAAAGTATTAACGCCATCGTTCCAGAACTCGAGGTAATCACCAGTACGGTTTTTACGCAGTGGTGCGGGGTATTTAAGGGTTAGTTGATGCTTGTGGTCACCATTTTCTTCTCTGATTAATTCCCAATCTGAAGGAAGCTCCGCCCAGGGAAATTTAGTTACCCATTCGTCAAATGTTCCGTATTTCATAATACCCATAAAGCAACCACACTGAGTAGTAACGCTATTGGTTTTAGTACAAACCAGCTAAACCATTCTAGACCGTGCATATTCCTGAAGTATTCTTTAGTAGTAATTCTCATAGTAACCCCTAGTAGTTGATAGGGGTAGAGGCAGTATTGTACATATCCCATAGGGCTTCAGTCATGTCTAAGGTACTAGTGAAACTTTCACTATTTAAACGGGTGACAAACTGCCCACCGAAAGAATTTTTACCGTATACACTATGCCACAAGGCTTTACGCTTATGAAAATATAACCCATCTGTTTTTAAAGTTAGGTAAAGATTACTCTCTACCTGCTTAGTACCTTCTGTTTTTATTAGTTCTGACATAATAACTTCTCCTTTATATTATTTATTATAAGTAAAGTATAATAAACATTATAAGGATGGTATAGCATAGTCTAAAAGTATTTAAGCCCTACCATCTCGTGTATTATAAGAATCATCAACGTACCTATAATCTTCGGCAAATAATTCATGAGCCACAGCCCTAAGTTGCATCGGAGTAAACTCACCTTTAACTACCGACCAGTGATGAGCCTCAAAGCCACCGTCGACATGAGCGTAAGTAAACCACTTAGGATCTTTATTACTACCTTTATTGAAGTCGTAAAAATTGATAGCTATACGATGCGTTTTATAAGGACCCAGCAGTAACACGTTAAGTTCTTTAGGGTATTTGATAGTGAATAAATACCCACTATCATCAGCCAAGGGGCGATCATCAGGGGCACATTCTTCAAAATCTTCGGCTTTTACATTCTCGTTATTCATATTAATTCCTATTATATTATTTATTAATAACCTATTTTACTAAGCATTTAATACATGGTATAGCATAGTCAACTAATACCATACGCACATAACAGCTTTACGTTCGCTCGCTACCTTAAGCAAGGTCATTAGGTCATGCACCTCTCTATAGGTATATTCTTCTTCGTAAGGGGAATACTCACCTTTAGTTTGGTAAACTATTGTGTCCTCATCCATGGTTTCTTTAGTAACTCCTACAATTTCTTTAACGGCTTGTAATAAATCACTGAGTAAAGTAGCTTGTTCTTTCAGTTTATCACTGGGTATATAACTGTCTTCGTCTTGTTCGATATACCATGTATGTTCTCCGCTACTAAGTTCCTGTATTAAGGGTTCATACACTTTACCCCTAAACGAGCCGTCACAACCAATACCACTAAACATACCGCCACATAAACTAATGTCTTTTATACGCTCGTCATCTTCGCTAGTAAAACTTTTATCACGGTCGTTACCGTGTACAATATAACAATCTAATCCCATATTAAAACTCCTCGTTTAGTATTCTTTTAACTTCTTCAAAGTCATCATTTTTCACAGCTTCTAAAAGGTTATCATTTTCTAAAGCAACGCCCACATCAACCATAGCTTCTGCACAGGCTACTAATAGCATAAATTTCTTAGGGCTACCTTTAACAGTTTCTGAGTGCCATGTCATATTAACCCCTCTACTAAATCACCTTGACCTAATGAACCCGCACCCCATAACTCTTTACCTAACATGCAGTAAATAGTAATAAGTCCTGGTTTATCGGTAAGGTCAGTATGTACTTCCTCGTCTGTAGTATCAGCTTTATAAATCAAGAACCTAGTACCTTGGTTAATTGACCAGTCTTTTAATAAATCGTCATTCATATTAATACTCCTATTTATTTAATTAATATAGCTATAGCTTACTAACCATCAATAACATGGTATAGCATAGTCATACGTTACTTACGGTCATTTAACTCATTGATATGGTCAATAATTACTTTAGCTTTTTTACGACCAGCCTCATTGGCAGGGTCTTCGGGGTCTCTAAAAGTAAAAACTATAGAGTCATCACTGCCTCGCCTTGACCATGCTGCCTCGCCAGTAGTCGGTGACACTTTCTTAGTCCATTTGTTATCATTACTCATATTATCTTCCTATACTCTTGGTATCGTTAAGGGTTATATATTGGTACGCACCTTTATTATAAGTAGGTGCACATTGCTTTTTCCTCTGCTCGGATAACTTTTGGGCTATATCTTCTCCGCAAGGTAAACAGGTGACGTAACCTAAAGACACTCTGCCTTTAGGTATACCGTCGTCGCATAAATTACAAGGCGTCATTCTTGAGCCTCGCGTTTAGCTTTTTCTCTAGCTTTGAACTCTTCAAAGGTCATAGTAGAGCCGTCCTCGTTTATAGCGGGGGCTATACCTGTAAGTTCCTGAAGCTCTTTAGCTCCAAAAGTTACCGTTGCCAGTACGTTACTATTCTTCATATTAATACTCCTATTTATTTAATTAATATACCTAAATAATAGGTTAGATTAAAAGTAAAGTATAGCATAGTCTAAAAGATATTAAACAGGAGCCAGAATAAAAAAACATACTTCAGTATCTTACGGTCAGTCTGGTCCACTGCTTAACCATTAACCCAAGCTAACACAACTGCGTCAGGTATATGGTTTATAACACTATGCACTGAGAGATGGCTGGTAAACTTACCTTCATTAACACTGTTGCAATGGAGAATAACGTATCTGCCATCTACCCACGTAATAATTTTACAAATATCACTAAACTCTGGGAACTCTTTCATTATTTCTGCAGTCAAGCAGGGAGCAGTTTGTACTGCCCCTCCTTCACTAAAAGATAAGTCACTTATCGCGTCTACTAAAACGCACTTACTGTCTTCTATGTTAAGCATTAGTCTAACAACACGTAGTAAGCTGTAGGCTCATGTTTTTTAAACCAATCTAAACCTATACGTACATCGTCATACAGCCTAAATTGCTCACTACCTTTTATCATATCGTACACAGCGACAGCGTCAGGTTCAAGCATTACTGCTTCACCAGTGTAGGGGTTTTTAACCTCTACTGGTTCATCGTCAAGTATTTCTAAGCCTTCTGGTATTTTTCTATTAGTCATACTTTTAACCCCATTAGAGACATTCTTAAAGGTAGTACAAAGACAGCGTTGCACATAAGACAACACCTACCTTCTTTATACGGCTCAGCATTTTCGCCTGAATCCCAGTATACTTTACCTTCAGCGGTTTTCTTTACTTCTATGGCACCTTTACAGATAACACATTGTTTTGGTTTACTCATAATTTACTCCTATAAATTATTTATTTATTAAAGGTTAAGTATTATACCGATGTATTAGATGGTATAGCATAATCAACCTTATGTTTTTTGACCGTATCGTACCCGTCTTCGTAGTTATACGAATAAGGTCCGTAAAAGTCACTTGCGTTTTTCCTTTGCTTACCTTCAAGAGCGTCTTTTACACCACTCTTGAAGGCTTCTAGACTAGACAATTTCTAAAGTTTTAATTTTATTAATGTCATAATTTAAGTCACTAGCGGAATATAAACCCCCTGCTAGTGCTTCTTTCACTGTTTTACCATTAACGGATTTAACTCTGTAGTTATTTTCGTCGCTGGTTACTTTTTTACCTGTTGCTTTTAATTTAGCATCAGGGTGAAATTTACCATATTTCAAGGTTGCAGTTTTCTCAACCTTAGTAGTTGGTATTACTTGACCCTTCACCGTAGTGGGAGCCTTCTTTTTTAATGTAGCTTTTGTCATAATTTTTGCCCTCCTTAAAGGCTTAACTTTTAAGTACCCATTAAGTATATTAATGATTATAAGTAAAGTAAAGCATAGTCAAAAAGAAGATTAAAGTGCTTAGTGTGATAGTCCGTAGTAATAGTGGAGCCATGTTACATGGCTACTCGCTACCTCAATCCGCCACTAAGCAAGCGGACTAATAACCCATGTAACATGGAATTATTGTAAAAAGTGTGAATGTCTTAGATTAACCCACATTGTAATTAATACTATTATTTGGGGTGACAAAACTCTCTTGAGTCAAGATAGGGGGTGTCACACACATCTAAGTCGATTACGCCATCATTCACAAACAGCTTTGGAATCCTATATTCCCCAAAATTTAAGGCTTAGGATCAAATAACTTTTTAAGGTTATTATATCTCTCGGTAGGAAGATAATGTAGATGCTCTAATCTATCCTCACTATTCATATACTGCCTAGCCCCACAATCTTCGCACTCTAGAACACTATCTAAAGTACCTTTTTTATTCACAAGTATACTATTTCGCCAGTCGTGAGCCATTAGTAAGTTCCCCCATAGTTAAACAAGACTCAACATAAAGTTTTATCTGTATAAACGCTTCATAGTTATGCATGCTTTCTTCAACCTTACCAGGTATATTCATGCTGGGTAGCATAGCTTTACTAATAGTAAGCAATGATTTTTCTAGCCCTTCCTTTATTTCTTTATCCATATTTACTCCCGTATTTATTAATTAATAAAAACCTACTATACCTAAGACTTATTAGGTGGTATAGGATAGTCAAAATTGTTTATATCAACTTCAAAGTCATCTATTTGTCTACTGAATAAGTCAGCTGTAGGCATGTCTGGGTCGAGGTAAACATCGTTAGTATACCTTTCTTGTAGAACAATCTTCTTAACAATAGAACCTATATGACCTTGGTTAGCTCTAAATAAAGCTTCTGATTCTGAGGTAGCTTTAACGGGGTATATCTCACACGTCATAGTGGTGAGTGGTATGTAGTATGTTTTCAGGTTAGGGTTGTTACTTACTAGGGTTAGTTTGGGTCTGTCTTTCATCATTACTATTCCTTATAGTTTATTTAACTAGGGTAATTAAAGCTTACATCAAAATGACAGTAAAGCTTAATCATACGACCCGAGTAACCAAAATACCAATAGATACCTGTCACCTTTACCAACCTTTAAACCACGGTGCATGTGTGTAAAACTAGGGAAAAATAAAGCACTACCTCTAGGTAAAGGGGGTACAACTCCTCTACCATGAAACTCAGTACCTCCGCCTTCATAATCACCGGTATTTAAAGGCACAACTACACTTATATCAGCACTAGCGTCATGGTGCCACTCACCTTGCTCTCTTTTAGCTAGATTGTAGTTAGCTAACTGTATAGAATTTATTTTTAAACTGAATCTTTGCCATACTGCTAGGAATAAAGGGTTCATGTGGTTTAACACTACGCTGTGTAGATTTTCAGACAACTGTGGTACATTATCTTGTAGGGTCACCTCAGGTATTTGTCGTAACTCGTCTTCATCATAATTTTCTACAAATCCTAAGTAATGTTCGATATTTTTAATCTCATCAAGCATCATATCACAGAAGTCTTCCGTAAATAAAGGCACGGAGTAAACGTCGGGTAGTTCTTCTTTTATATATTCTTGTAAAGGTATTTTTAAGTCTTCTGTACCTTCTGACTTATGAAACTTTAGCAAATCTTCTTCAGAGTCTTGAATCATAGCTAGTGTGGTTTTATCAATCATCCAGTCAGATTGTAAAGCTAACATAGTGTTTTTAATTCTATACGGTCTTTCATTATCCATTTATTACTCCTTAATGTAGTATTGGTAGTTTTGTTTCTTCATCAATTTCACCTATAATCTCAATCTTTAATAGTTTTGCTTCTCGGTTAGCTTCATCATAATCGTAAGCAAAAATAAACGGTCCAGAAAATATTTTTTCTTCACCATCTGTATCTGTTAATTTGAACTGCGTAAGAAATATTCTAGTAGTGTCGCTGTCCATTACCAGGTCTTTTTCTTTTGTTTTTCTTCAGCTACATTCTTTAACTCACTGATCTCCCGATCTTTTTTAAAGATTTTATCCCAGTTTTCATCTATCTTTTTTACGTCTTCCGGACGCCTAGCACTACCTTTACCACCACGCCATTTCATTTTCTTTTTCTCATTAATTTATCTTCTGTTCTCCGTAGTGACCATTCTAAAAATCTACTGATTAATTTACTTATGTACTTCATATTTTTCTTTATACTCTTCTCTAAGTTCTGGGAACTCACTTAAATATTTAGTGAGTGTGTGTTTGTTATCTGGATCCG